GGCGGGGCGATCTGCTTCGCGATAGTGGCCGTAATGGTCTGGCCGTATTGAGTGAGGGAAGTGACACAGTACGAAGAAGAAGGCTTTCCGCATCGTCCAGGAGCGACCCATCAGCGGCACTGATGACCATGGCCAACCGTACAGTCGCGTGGTCTGGCGGCGAGTACAGTGCGCCAACTGTGGCATTGACTTGCACCGAACGGGCGGGGATAATAGATGGGGGTCGGAGGCGGTTCCCGACCAGCACAGGGCGTTTGGTATGCGGATTGTCCTTTCTTATTGAGCACAGCAGTATCCCTGCTCAATGGGATTCCGCCAAGCATGGTCGAGAGCCTTGCCCAGCGGAATCGGTTCAATCAACTGTTCGCGTGCAGCAGAAACATGAGGCGTGAGATGACATCTGGCATGATCAGAAAGGCCATACTGGTGCTTATCGCGGCAGCCCTGTTTTGCTTCAATCCCCTCAGGCTCATCCTGTGGCCGGAATCCGGGGCCTACTACTTGGACCTCGTGGATATCCTGCTGTCCTTCTCGGTGATACTCTTTCCGATTGCCGGGAGCGTCATTCTTGCCTTAGTCATACGTCCGTCCGCGAACTCCCGGTTAACCGCCCTCCGCAACACGTTCTTGGCATCTTTGGCGGTGGCATCGATCGTGTGGTTCTTCGTCGTCATGCTCCCACTCAACTGGGCAACCTTGAAGAAGATGGAGTCGTTCACGGCTGCCTATAAGAACGAACTGAGGCAGGTTCGTGAGCAAGTAATCTCTGCAAGAGAAGTCGCATGGAGTAATTCGGTGCGGTTTGAGTCGCCACACATCATGCTTGAGTATACAAGTGAGTCTGGAGAGCTACCCAGAGATCCCCACGCGATATCGAACCACCACGTTCAGTGGTACGGAACTGTATTCGGCGAAGACATACGGCGCGAACTCGCCACATATGGCCCATTGCCGGAGGAGCTTCCCGAGTTCAAGTGTGCTACCGCGTACCTTGTGGTATACACGCAAGAGAAGTCCGGACGGATGATTGCACTGGACATCGGTTCAGTACCGGAGTTCCTTTGGTATGCGGAAGTCTACGCAGTTAACTTGGAGGCAAAGACAAGGGCGAAGCTTCCAGGCAGGGTATATGGTCCCGAGGCGGAGACGCCAGCCAAACAGCCGGGTGGGGGGGTGCGGTACGTTTCAAGCTTATCTGGAGAGAGGCCTAGCTGTTCGAGCATCCAGGATCACATCGATTCGACGGTCAATCATTGATCAACATGACGGAATGACGTGTACCTGCGGTGGAGCGTGCGAGCAAGCCGATGCGGCGTACGGCCTCGGCCCCCGTTGATCGGCAAGGTATCAACCTCTCCCAACACAAACAATACGGCATTCCCGTATTCTCCGTGATTCCGCAATTGCCCCCATCTCTCGCACCCCCGTAGAATTCCCATAGTCAAAGTGAACCGCCTTCGGTTCCTGTCCTGGTCGGAGCCGAAGGCACGGGCGATGCCGTGCAGGGCTGCACCCCTGCACGGCTTCTTCATTGCAGGTAATGCCCCGCTGTTGCGGACTTAATGCGGAGACCATGAACCGACCTTCGCCAATGCGATACAAGACGTCAAATCAGACCGTCTTCTTTGACGGCCGGCTCATCGTTCGCGCCGCCGAGCGAGCCAACCGGCAGGCGCTCACGCGGGCCGGGGCGTTCATCCGCCGGCGGGCCAGGTCGAGCATTCGCAAGCGCAAGGCCTCGGCCGAGCCGGGGCAGCCCCCAAGTTCGCACACCGGCCGGCTGAAGGGGATGATCCTCTTCGCCTACGACCGCATGGCCGAGACGGTCGTGATCGGGCCGAGTGGATCGGGCAAGGACCAGGCCGGCGAGACGCTCGAGCACGGCAGGACCATCACGCGGCGCGATGGGCGCCGCCGGCGACGAATGAGGTACGAAGCCCGTCCGTTCATGGCCCCCGCACTGGAAAAGGAAACCCAGGCCGGCAGCTTCCCGAAACTGTGGGCCAATGCGGTGAAGGCGTAAGACATGGCCGGATCGCAAGGCATACGAGCGGGACGGGCCTACGTCGAGTTGGGCGTGGGAGACAAGCTGACCGCCGGGCTCAAGAAGGCGCAGAGGCGACTGCGGGCGTTCGGGGCCGGCGTCCAGCGTGTCGGCGCGAGGATTGCGGCCATGGGCGCGGCGATGGCGGCGCCGCTGCTGGCCAGTGCGAAGGTCTTCGCCGGCTTTGACGATCAGATGCGTGCCGTCCAGGGCGTCCTCGGCGCGACCGGCGAGGACTTCGACAAGCTGACCGCGAAGGCGAAGGTGCTGGGGCGCACCACCTCGTACACCGCCTCCGAGGTCGCCGGGGCAATGCTGGAGCTTGCCCGGGCGGGCTTCGACACCAAGCAGATCGACTCGGCGACGGGTGCGATGCTCGCCCTGGCCCGGGCGACGGGGACCGACCTGGCCGAAGCGACGGCGATCGCGGGCAACACCCTTCGGGCGTTCAGCATGGATGCGAGTCAGATGGGGCGGACCTCGGACGTGATGGCCGCGACGGCCAACAACTCGGCTCAGACGCTTTCGGACCTTGGCGAAGCCATGAAGTACACGGCTCCCGTCGCAGACGAGTTCGGGCTGTCGCTGGAGCAGACGGCCAAGTCGCTGGGCTACCTGGCGAACTTCGGCATCAAGGGCTCGATGGCCGGCACGACGATGAAGAACATCATGCTGCAACTGGCAGATCCTTCAATCCGAAAGAAGCTCGAGCAACTGGGCGTGTCGGTCACGAACGCCGCGGGCGAGTTTGAGGGCGTCGACACGATCCTCGGCGGGCTCGGGACGGCATTGCAGGGCCTCCCGGCCCCCAAGCGGCTGGAGATAATGAAGGACCTCTTCGGGAAACGTGCGGTCACCGGCGGGATCAAGCTGACGGCCGCAAGCTTCGAGAAGCTCAACCACGCGATCGACAACGCCGCGGGGACGGCCAAGCGAACCGCGGACGTGATGGACTCGGGCATCGGCGGGGCCATGCGGCGAATGTGGTCCATGGCCGAAGGGGCGGCGATTGCCATAGGCGAATCCCTGGCTCCGGTGCTTTCGCAGATGGGGGCGGCGATCACAGCCATCGGCGGGCGCATCACCGAATGGATCGAGCGGAACCGGGAAGTCGTCGTGACCGTTCTCCAGATCACCGCCGTCGTTCTGGCGACCGGCGCCGCCATGATTCTGCTGGGCGGGATCATCAAGCTCGCGGCGGCAAGCCTCGGCGTCCTGGTCGGGATCACGAAGCTCGCTATTCTGGCGTTCAAGGTCTTCGGCGTCGTGATGGGGCTCTTCTTCAGTCCGGTTGCCCTGATAATCGCCGCGGTCGGGGCGCTGGGGGCGTACATCATAACCGCAACCGAGGCGGGGGCGAAGGCGCTCGGCTGGCTTGGGGAGAAGTTCGGCGGGCTGAAGGACGACGCCGTTCAGGCATACGAAGCCATCGGCGACGCGCTGGCCGCCGGCGACATCGGCACGGCCGCGAAGGTCATGTGGCTGACCCTGAAGAAGTGGTGGAACACGGGCATCAACTGGCTGAAGGGGCTCTGGCTGAACTTCAAGCACGCCTTCTGGAGTATCGGGCTCGACGCCTTCAGCGGGCTGCTGCTGATCGGCGCGAAGATATGGAACGGCCTGGAGCGGGCCTGGGCGCACACGGCCTGGTTCTTCACGAATATCTGGAACAGCTTCGTCGGGTTCTTCGGCAAGACCTGGCAGAAGATGGTCGGCTGGGCCAAGAAGGCGTGGGCCTGGATCAAGTCGCTGTTCAGCGACAGCGACGAGGAGGCGAAGGCGGCGGTCATGGCCGAGATCGACCGTGAGACGAGGGCCGCGGTCAACAGGATCGAGAACGAGACGAAGCGCAAGAACGCCGCGGCCGAGGCGAAACGTCGGGCCAGGCTTCGCAGCTACGAGGCCGAGTACAGCGGCGACGCAAACAGGATTCTGCAGCAAAACACGCGGCTCCAGAATCAGCGGAAGAAGTCCTACCAAGCCGACGAGATGAAGATCGGCATGTCCTTGCTCCGCGCGCAAAAGGAGTGGAAGGACGGCATGGACGAAGCCGCCGAGAAGAGCCGCAAGCGGAGGGAAGAAAAGGACGACGGCCCCGGCAAGCTGGAAGGCCCCGCGAAGCTGCTGGAGGATGTCAAGAACGCCGTGTCCGGCCTGAAAACCGGCCTCGGCGAGACGGCCGCGCAGATCAGCGTCAGCGGCTCTTTCGGCAGTCGTGCGCTCGGGCTCATGGCCGGCGGGACCGCGGTCGACCGGATCGCCCTGGCGACCGAACAGACGGCCAGGAACACCAAGCCCATCAAACGGATGAAGAGTCCGGTATTCGAGTAGTGACCAGGTGGGAGTCGTGACATGGCGGCAATAGCGGAAATGCTCGGCAGCGGCGAGCTGGAGTCCGGAGACAGTCCGGGCGCCGAGCTGAAGTACCTTATCACCGGCACGTCCAGTGAGGCGACGGCGCTGACGGAGCTGGAGGACGAGGCCCCCGATCCGTGGCAGGGGCTGGCCCGCAAGAGTTGCCGGGTTGCCCCGCACGGCGAAATGCCGGGAGCCTGGGAGGGCGTCGCGTCCTATGTGGCGCCGGAAGAGGTCGAGCAGGAAGTGGGCGAGTCCACCGTGCGATTCAGCACCGGCGGCGGCTCGCAACATATCACCGCGAGCTATGCCACGAAGAAGTACCCAAACCCCGGGGCGCCCGACTACGGCGGTGCGATCGGCGTGACCAAGGATTCGGTCGAAGGCGTGGACATCATAACGCCGAAGTTCGAGTGGTCCGAGACGCACACGGTCGCCGCGGCGCAGGTGACGACGGCGTACATCTCCACGCTCCGAAACCTGACCGGCAAGACCAACGATGCAACTTGGCAAGGCTACCAGGCCGGCGAAGTGCTCTTCCTCGGCGTCGAAGGGTCCAAGCGTGGCGACGGGGATTGGGAGCTGACCTTCAACTTCGCGGCCGGCACGAACATCGCCAGCATGATTATCGGCGGCATCACCGGCGTCAACAAGAAGGCGTGGGAGTACGTCTGGGTCCGCTTCGAGGACAAGGAAGACGCCGGGGCCCTGGTCAAGCAACCGACCGCGGTCTACGTTGAAGAGGTCTACGAAGAAGACGACTTCACCGGCCTGGAACCGCCGGCGCCATAGGGGCAGCGATGAACAGTTCGCATCTATCGAAAGTCCAGCGTGGCGATCCGTTGCGGATTCCGGCGGCGGCGTACAATGCCTTCGTGGACGCGGCCATCGCCCACCGTCGCGGACGGTTCGGTGTCGCCCGCACGACCGGACGCCATGCGGGCCAGAGCGTCGTCGTCCCGATCAAGAACAACAGCGGCGCCAACCGGAGCCGCTATGACGTGCTGGGCATCGACGGACCCCTGTTCGACCCCGCGACCTACCCCGACAGCTACAAGCAGCAGGTCGCCCTGAAGGGCATCGCTCCCGTAGCCGGCACGCACGAAGGCAGCTTTGCGATCTTACTGGAGCCTGTCACCGATGGCAGTATCGGCCAGGCCGCAATCGCCGGCCTGACCATCGTTAGAGTCAACGTCCCCGACGAAGACGCCGAGGCGTTCGACTTTGCAGAAATCGCCGACGCTACGATGGGCTACCTAGCCAAGTCTGACACCGGGACGGCTCGCGTTGTGACCATCGAGTCCGGGACGGGGACAAAGTGGGCGGTGGTCAGCTTCGGCAGTGTGGGGCCGAGCAAGCTCCTGTCGGCCAACCACACGGACACCGACGCTGCGGCCGCGGCCGTCGCCAAGGGCTCGATCATCGTCGGCAGCGGCGACGATCCGTCTGTTTGGACCATCCTGGGAATCGACGACAATGGCAAGGTGCTGACGGTCGTGGACGGGGCCGCGGCCTGGGCGTCGCCGAGCGCAGGAGCGGAACTCTACGCGACAAGCATCCGGGTCAAGATTCCGGCCAACACCGCAGCCGGCGAGCAGGACATCCACACCGACGACTGGCGCAACTATCAGCTTTCGCACCAGGCGTGGTACAACGCCAACACGCCCGGCTATGCCGGCGGCGGACAGTGGACATACGGGCTCTACCACGAAAACGACGAGCAATTCGGCGGGGCAAAGACCGTCAATGGGATTCGCAAAACACCGACGCCGACCTACCTCATCGACGGGACCATCGACGTTTTTGAGGGCGGCGACGTGGGCTTCTATGTCGATAAGGACAACGGTCACCTGAAGGTCAAGTGGACGCTGCACACGACCTACGATCGACTGCTCCGGCTCGACATCTCTCGGTCGTATGGTTATCCGGACGTGACGGTCAGCTAGGCAGTTGCGGCTTGGAATCGGCACCAACCGGACCCTCCTTGTCTCGGACGGTACGGACGTAGCACGGGGCAATGCGGCCCCGCCGGGCGTGCTCTTCCCCTCCGTGCGCAACTATGACAGCGTGTCGAGGATTGAGTAACATGCGCAAGCCTGCTAGCATCACCGGGGTCGAGCGTGTATTCGCAGCCAGTCAGGACCACGCACAAGCTGGTCCATTACCATGAGAAAGGGAGATTGACATGGGCGAGCCACTTCCGGACATAACAGCGCCGGTTACCGAAATGACGTTGCAGGATCTGGCAAGGCGTTACCGTGGCGCCACGCCCGAATCCCTTGTTGCCGTGCTTTGCCCTCTGCTCATACCGATAGAGTCCATCAACCCAGAGGTCCATCGCCTCCCTGGCCAGACCCACTGGCGTGCGTCTTTCACCGTGCCCATTACGAGCGAGAACGAGGAAGTTCTTCAGCGTGGGTGCACCGGCAAGTTCGTCCCTCGTGCGTACGTTGAGGGACAAGATCGGTGGCGCGAGATCTGTAAGGGCCGCATTGTCGAGCTAGACACTGCTGGAGTAGTAGCCTGTGGGGAAATCTACACGGGAAGTACGCGTCGAGCACTTGACGCTGCTGTCCAAGAACTGACCACCGACGATTTCCTTGAAATCGACCAGTACGGTGCGGCAGCCAAGGTCCTCAGCGGTTTGGCGGAGTACTTCCTCGTTGAGGCCGCCAAGTCAGAAGGCTTCAAGGTTTACCGAATGCCCGAGGATATGGCCCGCCACCTCGGTCGCTATGCCAACTTCGATTTCATCTTCGAAAAGGAAGGTGTTCGGAAGAAGGTGGAAGCGAAGTCCCTTTGGGGCACGAACACCGCTTACGCTCGGTTGATTCACAGCCGGTCTACCCGTCGTCCTTCCGGGCCAGAAGCATCGTGGACGGAAGATCAGCGACAGAACTACTACCCAACGAGCAGCTGCAAGTTCGCGACGCAGGACATCTTCGCGGTCAGCCTTTTTCTACGGACGGGCAACATCCAAGACTTCGCTTTCGCACGATCCGTGCCACAGGGCGAATACCCGCACGGTCTCGCTCGCTCCTCAGGGCATCCGGAACATGTGCACCAGAACCCAGAGTGCGAAATCGGCAACGGTTCGTGGTTTGCTTCTATTGAGGAAGTGTGGAATCTTGATTAGGTCACGAGTGAGTCCACGAGTCAATCGCCTGTTCGACTGAATCGTGCAGTTCTTCCTCCAACTCTCTCACCTCTGCCCTCGCTCTCATTAGCTTCTCGGCGGCCCGGCCCAGCTTTGTGAGTTCAGCACGCCGAACGGGAAGGACGATGTCTATCAGGCAGCTCTCTTCGATCGCTGGATAGGCGATCCCGATGTTATGCCGGAGTAGTTGTGCGTTCACGAAATCTGACTGCAATATCCGGGCCAACAGCATGGGATGGATGCCCCTCGGACGAAGCACTGCAAGCCCTGTTGAACAGATTGAACCGTCAAGGTGTTGAGGCACAACCCCAACGGCTCTTCTCTCTGGCCGAACAGTGGACATCAGAACATCGCCCGCACTAATGAGTTTCCTCGCGCGACTCGGGGCCTCA